CTCTTATACGAGGGGATATTTGATTTGTTGAAATAGTGTTTGTGTCAGGATCATATGTAATGTAAATAGGTTCAATAGCCTGAGAGGTAACAACAAGATTACCGTTAATTGTGTCCATCTGAACTTTAGCTAATCCAGAACCTATACTACCTGCAAACTCATAAGATACAAGACTAACAGAAAAACTTTCTTCATTACCTGAGTAAGGTTCAGAACCTGTGTTATAAAAACGCAGAGTTGTTCCATCTTGTACAACAACAAAGTTTAACCCTGCTACACCACCTGCATTTTTCCATTGACCAGTAGTAAATACAAAAGAATTATTAATAGTAAAAGTAGAATCAACATTACTTGTTTCTAACTTTACTGATAGTCTACGGCGACGAGAACCATCCCTTTCTAGGAGACAGTTAAGTTCATCAATAGATGCGTCTTGAGGAAATGTTAGCTCACCTGCCTCAGTTATCAGACCCTTGATGAACGTGTTCACTACCTTCTGACTTATTTTTTGCGGCATCTTTTTTCTTTCGTTGTTCTCTGGCTTCTGTAAAATAGTTTCGACGGGCTGACCTAGACATATTTTTAGTCTTTAAATAATTTTCTACAGCTTTCTTAGCTGCAGGTATACTTGAATACTTACCTTTTAAATCTTCAGGTAAATTTCCTTTTTCAAACTTAATCTCAAAAAAGATAAAACCATCATTAGATTTTTGTATTATAATGTCTGTAACAAGTTTGTCTGTCTTACAAACACACCGTTGGTTAACAGTGTCTTCTATAAACTCGACCATTAATTTCTCCCGTAGTGAGGTCTTACATTAGCTTTCTTTGTTTTGTACATATCATTTTGTACAAATGATTTTAAACGACGAGCAGACTGTTCAACCTTAGGGTCTGAACCAGATTTAAATAAAGAAAAACAAGTTGACTTAGCTTCAGCTAGTAAGTACGGAAGCATTGTATCATCTAGATCAGGTTGAAAACTATCTGACTGCGTAAAGACAGGATACATGGTTCCGTATGCACGAGTTTTAGATTCCTGTAGGGTTGACTCAACAGATGAGTCGTAGCTGTCAAAGACAATAAAATTATCATCAAAACTTGTGTAATACGTAGGAGCACGATCAGTCATAATAAAAATTTTAGTTCCACCATTCTTATCTAGAACAGATGTAACATTGCTTCCGTCTTCACTTGACCTGCTTAAGAAATCAAGAGGCTCCACAAAGTAAATCTCACGGTAGTTATTTCCTGTCGTACTTATGTCGTAGAAAATACGTTCTAACTGTTTAGTGTTTGTAGGGTACTGAAAGTGGGTAGGTCTTGTATTGTCAGCTAAGGCTGTTAACTTTAAGAGTTGTTTATGCTCAGGTATTTCCCTAGCAGCAATGAGATTAAAAAATGTATCTTCAATAACAGAGGCAACTTGTTCAGCTTCAACTGTATCACTAATAGAGTTCACATTCTCTGAGTCCATATCACTCAGAATAGACTGAACCATTTCAAGGAGTGTATTTCTCATTATGTTCTATCCAATACTACTGCAAAACGAAGGGCTACTGAATTACTTGAGGAACCGTCTGTTGATATAGTAATAAAACTATCTGCTGTCACTGTGTTATTAGATGAAGGGGAAAGTGTATCTACGTCACCTGCTGCTGATCCAGACTGAGTTACAGTTATAGTACCCATAGATGCTGCTGCTGCGTTCTTAACTGTAATTGTAGCATTGGAACTACCTATAGCCCCTTCAAGGACAGTTGTAACTTTACTAATAGTTCCTGCAAATGGAATAGGTATATAAACTGTACTAGCTGAAGATATATTGTCAAGAGTGCCAGTTAAAATTTCACCGACAAGAGTTTGTTTAGCTGTCCAAGCTCCTGATCCTGATCCGTTAGCAACATAAACGTCCCCTGAGGAAGCTGCTGCTACACCCTTAGGTTCATGCAAATAAGGGTCTGTTAGTGTACTGTGATTTACGTTTGCCATTGCAATCTCCTAAGGTGAAAGGAAGGGGACCGAAGCCCCCTACCAATTAGTTTATACTTCGATGTACTCAATGACAAGTTTACCTGCACCTGCAGTAAATGCTGCTGTGCCGTAGACCAAGCCAACATAAGCATCTGCTGCACCGACAGTAGCTTGGGTTGAAACCAAAGCACCATTACAGTCAACAGCAGTGTTAGCTGCTAAAGCTGTCTTGGCGATTGTAGCATCAATACCATCTGCGTCGATAGCTGAGTTTGCTAGGTTAAACAAACCAATGCTCAAAGTACCTGAACCACCTGAAGTCCATGCAGTAGTAACAACCAAAGTTGCTTTGGTAATGTATGATCCTGCAGGGATAAATGCATCATTTGGTGTTGGTGCTACTTGAGAAGTACCAATCAAAGTTGCATCAGGGATGTCGATGACGAGGCTCTTAGTTGCAAT